TTGAGGCTTGTGCAGAACGTAGGCAGTTAACATTTAAGAAGCAAGACACACTAAAGAAATACTTTAAGGAAGGAAAGAACACAAATGAAATACCTTATGAGGAGCTTTGTGATTATCTCAAGCATGACTTGCTTACTACTTGCGAGTTGTACCATGCCCAAGAAAAAGACTTTGCACTTCCCGAAGCATCTTCCCTTAGTACAGTCAAGCGAGTTACCTTCAACACCTGCAAAACCCTTACAGAGATCTATAGTGCAGGATTCAAAGTCGATCTTCAAGAGTTGGAGCGAGTAGCAAAGGAGTATGAACATGAGAAAGCGGAGATCGAAACACGTCTGCAAAAGAAAGTCAGGGAACTTATGGGCGACACTCCGATCAACCTTCGGTCACCTGAACAGAAGTCGCAAGTCCTCTTCAGCAGAAGGGTACATGACAAAAAGGAATGGGCTGATCTCTTCGAGTTCACACAGACACAAGAAGAGTTTAAGGATGCCGTTGCAGCCAACTCCTCACCGATCTACAGGACTACGGCATACACCTGCCCTAGTTGCCAAGGAGAAGGTAAAGTATACCGACTTAAAAAAGATGGAACAAAGTTTGCTAGACCTAATAAATGCAAAGATTGTGATGCACAAGGATACAAACTAAAGAACACACAACAAGTAGCAGGGCTACGCTTCACTGCACCAAGCAAGAAGTGGGTTAGTGCCAATGGATTTAACACAGGAAAGGATGAGTTAGATGTACTATCTTCAACTGCTAAACAGAATAGAATGGACGAGGCTATCAGTTTCATTTCTGATCTTAAACGTCATAACGCTATCAGTTCTTACCTATCTTCTTTTGTCAACGGAATACGAGCCTACACAAAAGACAATGGATTCCTGCACGTTGGACTTACTCAACACATCACAGCCACTGGACGTTTCAGTGGTAGGAATCCCAACATGCAGAACATGCCAAGAGGTGGTACGTTTCCTGTAAAGAAAGTATTCGTATCAAGATTTAACAATGGATTAATAATGGAGGCCGACTTTGCACAACTCGAATTTAGGACAGCAGCGTTCTTGGCACAGGATGAAACAGCGATGCAAGAAATTTCAACTGGCTTCGATGTACATGCTTACACAGCAAAAGTTATTACTGATGCAGGGCAACCAACATCACGTCAAGCAGCTAAAGAACACACGTTTGCACCACTCTTTGGAGCAAGCGGTTACGGACGTACAAAAGCAGAGGCTACGTACTACAAACACTTCAACGATAAGTACAAGGGCATAGCCAACTGGCACAGTAACCTAGCTGATGAGGCACTACGCTTCCTCAAGATAACAAACATATCAGGTAGACAATACGCTTTCCCTGATGTGACAAGACGTCACAGTGGTATACCAACTCACTTCACTATGATAAAGAACTACCCAGTGCAAGGCTTTGCTACAGGTGACGTAGTGCCAGTGGTATTGAATGAGATGCATGAACGTTTGCGACATATGAAGTCGTGTTTAGTTAATACTGTACACGATTCTATGGTGGTTGATGTCCATCCTGATGAGAAAGACTTAGTACTATCTATGGTGTGGACTATGAACCAAGACTTAAACAAAATAATAGAGGAGACATATGGAATAAAGATGAATGTACCAATGCTTTTAGAAGCAAAGATAGGAGATAATTGGCTTGACACAGTGGACGTTTAGTGTATAACTAAGATCTCTTTGACTCTATAGAAAAGGATATAGAATGAGTAATGAACTAGCAGTAGCAACAGAAAGCGGAAAGTCGATGGCTGAACTTATGGGTGTATCATCTGCACCTGCCACTTCAGCAACACCTTCGATCTCACGTTTAGGAATGTTGCATCAACCTATCATGGGTGAGGTAGATCTCAATGGTAAGATGATAAAGACAGAGGTAGTACCAGTAGGTGCATTCACCCTCAAGACAGGGGATGATATAGTCTACAGTAATGGTGCTACAGTTCGTGTCTTTGCCCAACGCAATCAATGGCAGAGATGGAACAGTGAGACAGAAGAGATGGAGAAGTCTGTTATGTCTAACTCTCTTAACGGTGACTTGAAGGATAGCATTGGTGGCTTCAACTTAGGTAGACCATCAGGTTACATCGAAGACTTCAACTCACTACCTGATGCAACCAAGCAACTGATGCGCTCAGTCAAGCGTGTCGTGGTATACTATGGTACTGTATCATTGGACAGCCCTATGAATGAGAAGGGTGAGCCAGTAGATGCTGCATCAAGTGTACCGTTTGTTATGGATGTAAAGAACCGTGACAGTTTGAAGAGTATCAATGGTGTGATGAGTAACTTCAAGAAGAAGAACATGTTACCTATCATGTCTACCATCAAGCTAGAAGGTGTGGAAGATAGCATACCTACTGGTGCTAAGTTTGGTAAGATACAAGCAAGCACAGGTGACGGTGTTGAACTTGCCAGTGATGACAACGACACACTCAAAGACTTCTTAGAACTTATTGAGTTTAGCAACGGTAAGATACTAGATCTACACCATGAACGTGCCAAAGGTGGTACGGATAATGATGCAGAACTTGTCGGTGAGATCCTCAACAATGACTTCGTGGAGGTTGATGAGTAATGAATCACCCTGCTGAACTACAAGTCTTTAGCTACTTGCAAAAGGCTATGAAGGGTGAAGCTACAATGACAGAGGAGGTAGCCGAACAGGTTGCCTCCGATGTTAAAGCTGCCTTGGACAAACAGTTTAACTCGCCACCACGTGATGAGTTCAGACTACGTATGTCTAACATAGGCAGACCTAAGTGCCAGTTGTGGTTTGAAAAGAATGACCCTGAAGATAAGCTACCTTTACCTCCACACTTCCTGATGAACATGATACTAGGAGATCTAGTTGAAGCTGTGTTCAAAGGATTACTACGTGCAGCAGGTGCTGAGTTTAAAGACAACGATACTGTCACACTCAAGCTACCTGATGGACAGGAGATCAAGGGTGAGTACGACATGGAAATGGATGGCAAGATAGATGATGTGAAGTCTGCATCACCTTGGTCATACACAAATAAGTTTGACTCATTCGAAGCATTACAGAAAGGCGATGGCTTCGGATACATACCACAATTAGTAGGTTATTCTAAGGCTGCAGGAAAGGAAGTAGGTGGCTGGTGGGTGGTCAACAAAGGCAACGGTGAGTTTAAGTATGTCAGTGCTTCGGAGGTTGACTCTGATAAGGTGATAGAAGATATCCAGGAAACGGTAAATTATATAGAGAAAGATGAACCGTTTGAAAGATGCTTCAAGCCTGTGCCTGAGACATTCTACAAGAAGCCATCTGGTAACATGGTACTCAATAGTTCCTGTAGATTTTGTAGCTTCAAACATAAGTGTTGGGATAGTTTAAAGACACTACCATCAAGGGTATCTAAAGCTAAGAACCCACCACAAGTTGACTACGTTTTAATAGGTGATGGCCTTGCCACGTAGACATAATAAAATGTTATACCGTAGCGGTCTTGAACAAGAGGCTGCTACGTTTCTAAAGACTAGACAGAAGACAGTAGAGTATGAGAAGATAAAGATAGAGTGGGAAGACTTACGCTATCGCACATACACACCTGACTTTGAATTAGACAACGGTATCATAATAGAAACAAAAGGATTATTTAGTTCTGCAGATAGACGCAAACACGTAGAGATACAGAGACAGCATCCAAAGCTAGACATCAGGTTTGTATTCAGCAACGCTAAACAAAGATTATATAAAGGGGCTAAGTCTAGGTACTGTGACTGGTGTGAACAGAAGAACTTCAAGTGGGCGCATCGTGTTATACCTGAAGGGTGGCTACTAGAAAAAGGCAAGCGGATGAACAGTCAGCGTGTCATAGTTAAAAGGAGAACCTAATGGGTTACGAACTAAAGGATGGTGATGTTGCTATAATCGTCAGCCCTGAGACAGAGGAAGATGGTTCATGGACAGGTATACTAAAGACAGGTTTAGTCTTTGGGGATGAGCAACATCCTATAGCTATGAGAGCAGCTATGGATTATGCACTGACTATGGCAGCAGCATCTGAGGTACTGGAAGAGTACCCTGAACTAATAGAATACTTTGATGAAGCAAGGCATGAACTATTAAAGGAAATGTTTCCTAAACAATATGCTGAAACACAGGTTGAACTTTCTAAAGAAATGGATTATGAAACAGAAGGTAACGTAATTAAATTAACCAAGTGGACAAAGACGTTAGGTGAAGCATGAGTAAAGAAGAAGAGTTTGAAATAGACTTTGATATAGATGATTTGTTTAAGGACATTGATGACATAGAAGAATTAAAGGAAGTAAAAGTGAGTGACTTAGTAAACAACCCACCACATTATAACCAAGCAAGTATAGAATGTATTGATGCTATCCTTGCTGCAACTAACCACAATAAAGAAGGATACCTACAAGGTAACATACTGAAGTACGTATGGAGGTATGACTACAAGGGTGGCCTAGAGGATTTACAGAAAGCACAATGGTACTTGAACAAACTCATAGAGGTATACAAAGAGAAGCACAAATGAAACGTAAGTTTAGTGTGACGTATGTTATGGAGGTAGACGAAGATAATAACTTCTTATCCTCCCATCAAGAAGGACATAAGGAAGACGTGTATGATTTAGTAAGTAATGTCATGCATGATGTAGATGATATAAAGATACAGAACCTAGTAGTGAAGGAGAGACAATGATAACACAGGAAGACATAGACCATTTCGCAGACATGCAATCACCCATCATGGACATGGGCTACTACCAAAAGGAAGCAGTAAAGACTGCTATCTATACTGACCCTATCATCTACCCTGCGTTGGGCTTGGGTAATGAAGCAGGTGAAGTACAAGGTAAGATTAAGAAGATGTTGCGTGATGATACGTTTAACAAGGAAGACATAGCAGCAGAGATAGGTGATGTGCTATGGTATATTGCTGCACTGTGTCGTGACCTAGAGATAGACATGGCAGAGGTAGCGTTAAAGAACCTAGCTAAGTTAAAGAGTAGAAAAGAAAGAGGAACTATAAAGGGAAGTGGGGATAACAGATGACTGACATGACGCAGATACACTTAGGTATGACTATAATTCTTTGGATAGTTGTAATGATTATATGGACGAGGTATTACAAATGAGTAACTTATTACCAACAGACTATCAAAGTTTTATACACCAGTCACGCTACGCTAAATATGTAGATGGCAAAGGCCGTGAGTCATGGGCTGAAACAGTAGGACGCTACATGGATAATGTAGTACGTCCAAAGCTAGGCAATGATTCGTGGAGCAACGAGATAGAGCAAGCTATACTTAGCTTAGATGTAATGCCAAGCATGAGAGCCATGATGACTAGTGGTGTTGCGTTGGACAGAGATAACACAGCAGGATACAACTGCTCATACCTACCTGTCGATGACCCTAAGTCTTTCGATGAGGCTATGTTCATACTGTTGTGTGGTACTGGTGTAGGCTTCAGTGTCGAGCGTCAGTTTGTGCAGCAGCTACCTGAAGTACCTGAGTTGTTTGACAGTGAGACTACCATCGTAGTCAAGGACAGCAAAGAAGGTTGGGCTAAGTCGTTCAGACAACTACTAGCGTTGCTATGGGCAGGTGAGATACCCAAGTGGGATGTCACTCGTGTACGTCCTGCAGGTGCTAGGCTCAAGACGTTTGGTGGTAGAGCCAGTGGCCCTGCTCCTCTTGTCGAGTTGT